CGTCCGCTATATCTGAACCCGGAAATCATCTTCTGTGGCGATAGAAACCGTATCAACGCCACGCTGTGCCGGTTGGTCATGAACGCCGATCCGCTAGAGCGCCGGAAAATTCTGCTCCCGTGGAAGTTGTGGCTTGAACCGGGTGCGGAATATGGCCGTCTGTTGCGCCGGAAAACGTGGCTGAAGAAGCGGAAGGAAACAAAGCCATGAGCGCGACGAAGAAGACGAAGCGCCAGAGTAGCGGTCCGGCGCTGAGGCTGCCCACGCTGGAAGAGGTGCGCAAGGCGCTAGCGTATCAGTCGTTCACCTACTTCATGGACTATGACAGTGGGTTCCGGGACACGCCGGGGAAGCATCTGGACGTGCTGGATCGGGCGTTGCAGGACGTTAGCGAGGGGAAAATCCGCCGTCTGATCGTGACGATGCCGCCGCGCCACGGCAAAAGCGAGCGTGTCTCGAAAAAGTTCCCTGCGTGGCACTTGGGACGCAACCCGGACGACGAAATCATCCTTGCGTCATACAGCATCGACCTTGCACGCGATCACAGCCGGATCGCGCGAAGCACGCTGGAAAACCGCCAAGACGTGTTTGGTATCACTCTCGATCCTGACCGAAAGAGTGCGGAGAGCTGGGGCGTGGCTGGTCATCGCGGCGGTGTGGTGGCCGCCGGTGTTGGTGGGCCGATCACAGGACGCGGCGCAAAGATCGCCATAGTGGACGACCCGGTGAAAAACGCCGAGGAGGCCAACAGCGAGGTTATCCGCGAAAAGATATGGGAATGGTACCAGTCCACACTTTACACGCGCCTTACGCCTGACGGTCGAATCATCATCGTCATGACGCGATGGCATGAAGATGATCTTGTGGGGCGGCTTCTCAAAAAGGAGCGCGAGGAAATCGCCGAGGGCACGCACATGGGCGAGAGATGGACCGTGATAAACTTCCCGGCGATTGCGGAAGAGGATGACATTTTGGGGCGAAAGCCAGGCGAACCGCTGTGGCCGGAATTCGGATTTGATCTGGATCGCCTGAACAAGATCAAGCAAGACGTTGGTTCATACGTGTTCAACGCGCTGTATCAGCAACGACCCAGCGCGCAGGAGGGCAACATCCTCAAACGCGAGTGGTGGAGATATTACGAAGTTTTGCCGCCGGTTGCAACAATGATTATAAGCGTTGACGCCGCGTTCAAGGACGAGGATGACAGTGATTTTGTCGTTGTGCAGGTGTGGGGAAAGAACGGCCCGAACTGCTATCTGATCGACCAGGCAAGAGGGCGAATGAACTTTCCCGCCACGATACAGACAATCCGTAACATGTGCAAAAAATATCCCAAAGCGGCGTTAAAACTGATCGAGGACAAGGCAAACGGTTCTGCGATCATTCAGACGTTGCAACATGAGATACCGGGGATTGTTGCGGTCAACCCTGAAGGCGGCAAGGTATCGCGGGTTAACGCGGTTTCCCCTTTTATCGAAGCAGGCAACGTTTACTTGCCGCGCACATCATGGATTCATGATTTTGTGGAAGAGTGCGCAGCGTTTCCGAATGGCGCGCACGACGATCAAGTGGACGCAATGAGTCAAGCGCTCATGCGCTTTTATTATTTCAGCGGGAAGGTTCCTGAACCGCCCAAGCACCCGACTGTCGAAGAGCGGATTGTCCAACACATCGAACGCCTGGAAAAATCCAAGAAGCGCAAAAGGAGCGAGTATGTGGGATGACCACGCTTTACGTACTGACCACTGTTTTGAGCGGCGTTATCGTTTGCCAACTTATTGTCATCGCTCGATTTTACCGCCTTGCGTCCGATGAGCGTGGGAGGATCATCGAGCAATACGAAAACCGTATCAAAGACCTTATGGATCGGATTCAAGCTCCGTCATTTGCGGAGTATGCCGGCAAGGTGATCCGCGAAAAAGTCGTGGAGAAGAAGAAAAAGGACGACGCGGAAAAACAAATCGAGTTTGTATCGTAGGAGGTTAAACCGTGGAAAACCTGAACGTTTACCGTTTGGCGGTTGGACACATTGAGCATTTTGTCGCCGCCCGAGACGAACAGGACGCATACAAGCAAGGGACTGATCCCGAGCGTTTCCCTGACATGCACTTTTTGCCGTTTACCATCACAAAAATCGAAGTGCCGGGCTATGACATTACCGTAACGCCTAAAGATCATAAACCTATGGCGGAATATCAACCCACTATCCAGTCGGGACGCGGGAGAAGAACAACTCGATAAGGGGGTGAAACCTTGCCCAAGCAACGCGAAGATCCCGTATCGTTTGTGAAGGAAAAGTGCGAAGAGGCGACAAACTGGACTGTTTTGCGCCAAATCCAGATTAACCGCGCTTTTTACTCCGGTTACCAATGGATTTCGTGGGACCCGGTGCAAAAGCGGGTGTATGTGCCGGAATTACGTCCCGGAGAAAAGCGGTACACGTACAACAAAATCAAGCCGGCGATCTTGACGCTGCTGGCCAAACTGACCAAAAACCGCGTCAAGCTGGAGGTAAAGCCGGACACCAACGACATCGACCGGATCGAGACAGCCAAGGCGGCGCTTAAATTTCTGAAATACCAATGGGACGTTGACGACATGGATGCAAAGTCGCAACGTCTCAAGTTTTATATGCTGGTGGACGGCTTCCCGGCGCTAAAAGTTTACGTGGACAAGACACAAGGCGAGGACATCGCGTTCCCGGATGATCTCGCGGAAGACGTTGAGCGCGTCCCGACAAAGACGGGTAAGATCGTAACCAGGGTTGTGGATCAGTTCGCGCTAAAGATTGACCCGTCTGCGGAATGTATCGAGGACATCCGCTGGGTGATTGAAGAAAGCCCGATGGATGTGGACGAGATCGAAGACATTTGGGGCGTGCGTGTGGAGCCGGAAGACACCTTGTCCATCCGCAACACGTTTGATTGGTCGCTCGCCACATCCACACAGCCGACGAAAAAGTACACCAACATGGCGATGTTGTACGACTATTGGGAGCTTCCCAACTCCAAATACCCGAACGGCCGGCGCATCGTCGTTGCTGGTGACAAGGTGCTGGAGAACAGCACGAATCCGGGTGAGTTCCCATATATCTTTTTCCCGGCGATTCCGCTTCCGGGAACCGCGATTGCAACGGGCGTCGTAACTGACATGACTACTCCGCAGCGCTCGTACAACATCAAACGGACGGCGGAAGCGCGGGTTCTAGAGGAAATGGGGAACCCGATTTGGAAGGTTCCTACCGGTTCTGTGGATGACGACGAGATTGTGAACGAAATCGGTGGAATCATCCACTTTACGCCTATTTCCGGTTCTGAACCGAAACGTGAACAAGGCGTGGAACCGGGTGTGGGCTGGCAAAACGCCATGGAACGCGACGAAGCGGACATGGAGGACATTTCTGGTGCGCACGAGATCAGCCAAGGCGCCGCACCGAAGGGAAACAACACATTTTCCGGCCTTGCGCTTCAGGTTGAACAAGACGAAACCAAACTCCATCTTCTCGTGAACTCTTATGAGAACGGCATTAAAAAGTGGGCGGAGAAAGTGCTTCGACTCGTCCAAAAGCACTTCCCCGAGGAACAACAACTTTCCATCGTTGGAGAAAACGGACAGATCGAGGCGTTTACGTTCTCGGGTTCGGACTTGTCCGGAAAAGAAGTTGTGGACGTTATTCCGGGAAGTTCCATGCCCGCGCTGAAAGCCGTTCAGGATCAAAAAATCATGGAGATGTGGGGGGCAGGCTTGTTCAACGATCCGCGCACCGGATTGCCCGATGTGCGCCGCGTTGTCCGCATGCTTGGGGAGTCGATTGCCGCCGAGTATTTCGACGACACCGAACAGGACGAAAACAAGGCGCTGATGGAAAACCGGGCGTGGCAACAGGCGTTTAGCGATACGGCAACGGTTCAGGCGTTACGGGAATATTACCAAAACCTGCAGCGGTATCAAAACGCGCTTGCACAAGGTGAAGATCCTGCTCAATTGGGGCCGCCGCCGCAAATGCCGGTGCAGTTCCGTCCGGTACGCGAGTTCGACGACCACGAAACGCACATAAGGGCGCATAACAGGTACCGGAAAACGGACGAATACGACCAGCTTCCGCCGGAGTTGCAGGCCATTGTTGACCAACACGTGGCACAGCATGAGCAGTATTTGATGCAGCCTTTCATCCAGCAACAACAGCAGCAGATGGCCATGCAACAGGCACAGGCCCAGGAGGCTGAAATCGCCCGCCAGAGAGAGCGGGAAGAGAAGGAAGAGGAACACATCAGGGACATGGAACGCGAGGCGATACGAGGCGCTATCGCGCTCAGACAAGCCGCTTTGAAAGGAGGTGCAAAGGGTGCCTCTTAAACGCGGCTCGTCGCAGAAGACGATCAGCGAAAACATCCGCAAGCTGCGACATGAAGGCTATCCGCAGAAACAAGCTGTCGCAATCGCGTTGAACAAAGCTGGAAAATCGAAAAAGTAACGGGCCGTTGGTGCGAGTCCAGCGGCCTTTTTCTATGCATTCGTTCGGGCGTTGAAGCGTTATCGTCGCCGGATAACAAGGAGGATTACCATGAGCAAGCATCTTGTACGCAAGTACCTTGTACCCATGAACCTTCAACTGTTTGCCGAAGAAGCGGCAGTTGAAGCGGGCGTTGAAGACGTTCCCGCCGCCGGGGAACAAACTGAAGGTTCTGCTGACCAAACGGGCGTTGAAACACAGGCTGCCGCCGAGCCGGAAAAGCAGAACAATTTCGAGAAGGCCTTCGCAAAGCGTCTTGCGCAAGAACGCGAAAAGTGGGAAGCGGAGCGTAAAGCCGAACTCGAAAAGTACAAGGATTACGATCTGTTGCGCCGCGCAACGGAATATCTCCAGCGCACCAGCGGCATCACCGACATGGAAACGCTGATGCGGGAGATTGAACTTGCGGAACTACAGGAGCAGGCGCAACGGCAAAATCTGACGGTCGAAGAATACCAGCGAA